TCTGTATGCAATAGTGGCCCTCCCACCCGGTCTCCCAGATGGTCTTTCCTATTGCTCGGAATGTGGTCTCCGTCTCAAAGTGCATTATCATACCGCACGGAACTCGTAGGTAACCGTGAAGAAAGCCCGCCAAGACTGGTATGATCCCCTCTCCACACTAAGCCATTAGTTCACCACAAACTCGAATTCTTCCCTGAGTTTTCAAAACTACTGCGGAACAATAAACGATTTCACTTCTTCAAACCTGTTCTTGCAATGTATCATGAGTTGACCAAACGCTTTATCCTGTCCTACCACTGTGTCCGTCCCATAAACACACCACACGAAGTATGCTTGCACAGATTGGTCGATAGCATCAATATCATTACTAATGCTAGGGTCCACCATGAAAGTTTTCCGGCGCGGTGGTTGTGTTAACGGGAATGTTAATTCCTGCCAAACTGGTCCAGTACGAGAATTACTTAAATCTCGTATGTAGTTAAGTTGCTGACCCGGAGGCAATGATAAATAACCTTTGATAACGTCTGGGCTATCTATATACCCTATAATGATGTTACCAGGTGTATTTAAGCCGACTGAAGGAATGTACCTTAAGAAAGTTCCTGGTAAATACACTCCTTTCTGGAAGTACCTCCCCACCGTTTGCACAGCAGCGTTAGCACGTCCTGCATTGTTGCCGGGAGCCAGCAGCACAAATCCGTACCCGAGGGTATTACCCACTGAAACAGTAGCAGGTGTGGCATACTCATTTCCTGTAATATTTGTAACATTTTCGTTTAATCTACCTCTAAGATTCATGCGCGGACTAGGTTTTGAAAGTTGGTCGACTACGTTCTTAGCAGTTTTGTTATTTTTCACTCGTCTACTATTTCCCATGTGTAACTATATAATCAATGTTGGTAATAAGTTGGCGCTTATCGCCGCCCCAGACAGCCTCGTCGAAATAATTTTCAATTATAATCTGGTTGTCAGGACTTATGCCTGTGCTCACCCAAAAGCTATATCTGCCATAGGCATCTGGCTCAGAGTGCGTTAAGTGCATGCCTTTGCTCATCGTTCTGTAGCACGAAAACTCTGATGTATGCCCTTCATATCGACCACTTGTGCCGAACCTAGACAACATCTGGTAAAATTTTCCGAGAACAGGAACATCAGCGCTAAAAGCCGCTCCACAGTCTGCAACATCCTTGAGCCATCGCCTAAAAGCATCAATGTTGTGTCCAAGATTCACAGATGCACAATCCTTTGCTAAGCAAGTCCGCACATTGCGAACCATTCTCCATAAATTATTGGAGCACACTGGTTTGCATTGGCAGAACTCAACTTCCTCAAAATTGTACACAGGTTTCTCGCACTTCATGTTGAACCCGAACTGCTTAAAGTACATATCTAAGTCAGTCAGGAGCCCCAAATGCTTCCTTTGGATAAACACTAGACAATCGTCACCATTATTTGCAAACTCATACTCAACGCGTTTGGAGTCCAAATACGCCTTACACATCAAACACATCAATAATTTATTACCCAAGGATGTGTTCATGTCTCCGGACATTCTTGAACCTTTCTTTTTGTACTTGAACCAACCGTCACTACCTTTGGCAACCCCAATATTGATTAGCTGTTCCTTCAACAACCTTGCCAATTCTGTACTTTTATAAATGGCATCATATATGCTATGCTCAAATTGTAGTGCTTGGGTAGAAACATGCTGGTCGAACCGTGAAGCGTCAAGTCCTATGACAGCACACTTTGGAATACTGTCAAATTTCTGCTTCAAGGTAAGCGCTAACTGTGTCGAGTTGTATTTGCTCATGATGGTGGGCGAACCGAATAGTTCATCAACTGCATCATATAGTTTGTGTTCTATGGGCCTCAAATACTTCCCCACTTCAACATTGAACCGCGGCTCCCGTGGTTGTATAACTCGTGGTGCCGGATCCTGCTTGATGGTGAAGTTAATCTTTTCAGCCTTGACGAATGTTTTGAGACGTGCATCACGGGAACAGATTGGTTTTAACGCCAAACTGGCTACCGCCCTCTCATATGTTAGACGTCGTGGTCCCTTGTAGTAATCCACGAACTGGTCGCGGCTCACAGGGGATTGTCGTCCAACAGAGCGAACAATAGTGCGTTTTAATGATGCAAGTCTTTTCTCAAACACACCGGGTATAGGTTGAACACATTTTGTTAAGTTCCGGTCAGTGTAGAGAACCCGCTCACCTACCCCACGCAAAAGGTTGGCGACGGAATTATTATGGGTGTTCAAATTATCGTCGACAATGAAGTTGCCCATATACAAACATTTTCGACGTTTAGGTGCCCCTGCATATACTGGAGACAGACCGGGATAGTTGCTGGGTGCAGTATCTATCCCCTCCAGTTTAGCTGGGCCCCATCAAGCAGAGGTCTCTGCGCCCCGAAGGTGGCGCATGACTCTCTCCTTGCTCTTGGTAGTGTTGGTCTTTGTAATAGCTGCCGTACGCATCTCCCAAGCTGTAGGTATGAAGACCATCTCAGTGGCGAAGTCTACATTCTCAGCTATATGTCGCGCAACCACACCGTGCGATACGCAAATATCATAAAGGTACTTGCGCACACACATGCGATTGGCTTCAGTTACATTAGGGAGCCCAAATTTGGCCTTGCCTGCCCTAACTAGGAACGCTCTGAATGGCGCTTTAGCTCGAACTTTGCGCTTGGTTGTTGTGTTTTCAATAACATCCATAGTTTGTGCTGATATAATTTCTGAAATTTGGTCGGTTTCAAAATCAAATCCGTTCTCCACCTCATTCAACACATCCTGGACCTCCACATCAACTTTAGCTACAACCTCCTTAGCTTCGAACCAATCAGAGTAAAATCGTTTGTACAGTCCATATCCCAATTTTCCAACCTGATAGACAACAAATGCAGTTTGAACAGTAGCATTCGCGTGGTTAATATCGAAAACCATGACGACGAAAGAGTTG